GTTTCTTTAGAGACACTGAAGCACAGCAACCTGTCATCATGGGCACACTGCCGGGCGTTCCTGCGACACCAGCTGATCCGGCCGTAGGGTTTAATGATCCTCGCGGTGAAAATTCATCACAACCCGTATATGGTGCAAACCCAAAATATGGCCCTTACCCCGATGAGCGTAAGTCCGGTCATGATATTGGGGAACCAGACACCAATCGTTTAGCTAGAGGTGCAGTATCAGAGAATCATAACTCACTTATTAACCGTAGATCAGAACGGTTGCGTGGTGATCCTGCTACTGATGATGATGAGGGGGAAGCAACAGGTATTCCTACTGCAACCAAACCAAACATAAAAACCGTCAGCGATGAATTAAAAGAAGATGAAAAACGGGGTTTCTGGGAGGAGCCACATCCCAAAGGTATTATTGCAGATGCAAATCCATACATTTCTGGTGTCTATCCCTACAACCATGTATTTGAGTCTGAGTCTGGTCACATTACGGAAGTGGATGACAGTCCCGGCGCAGAAAGAATGTTTCGTCAACACATGGCGGGGACATTTGAAGAGATACACCCTGACGGCTCTGTTGTCACAAAAATTATTGGAAGTAACTACGAGATTGTGATTGGTAGCGAGAACATCGTTATCAAGGGTTCTCAGAACATCACAGTTGAGGGTTCAGTGCGTGAGCTCATCAAGGGTGACTACATACAGGAGATTGAAGGAGACTTCGTTCAGAAGATTCACAAGAACCATCGTGTCAAGGTAGGTGCTGCCAATGATGCACATCCAAGAGGTCCGGGCGGTAATCGTGAAGAAGAGATTATCGGCAATCATTCTTTCAATATCAACGATGATATCAAAGGTAGAGTCGGTGGTGATTCGGTTGTCACCTTTGAGAAGTCTAAAATTCAAATTGTTGGTGGTGGATATGATTTGGATGTTACAGGCAAGACAATGGGTTCAAACGAGGGTGGTGATGGTATTTACATATCAACGGGTTCTAACTATACCGTGCTTGCAAAGACCAATATATCTCAGTCAACTATATCGGGAATTGTCTCTATTAAATCTGGTAGCACACTGAACATGAAGTCTGCATCTGCAATGACAATAAACTCTGAGAGTACACTGAGTGAGATTGTTGCATCAAACACCACAAGAACAACTGGTGGAACTCATACACACAGTATTCAAGGTGTACACACTATTGATTATAACGGTGATGCACATGTTCGTTACGATGCTGACTATTATAAACACGTTGGTAAAGATTCATATCTCTATGTTGCTGCTGGTGTTACCCATACTCAATCAGATTCGCCCACAAGAACAAGTGCAGCTGATGTTACCGCATCAACTGTGAACAGTTTAGATTAGGAAATTAGAATGGTTGATTTTTCAATTCCAAATTTGTGTGGTGCTAGTCCAGAACTGAATGATGTTCTATCTAAACTTGCTGATGCGAAAGCAGACGCAAAGGCAAAACTTAATGAAGCCGCTTCTACTGCTGCAGCTGCGTTTGGCACAGCGCAAGATGAACTTGCTGGACTGAAAGATAAACTTCAATCAATTGAGATACCAACTTTACCCAAACTAAATTTACAAGCAGAGATTGCAAGTCTTACCTCTCAGATACCCGGCACTCCATCTTTTCTTTCTGCTCTTGCAAAAATTAAAACAGAGTTTGAAGATGACATCAAGGCCGCGGGTTTAGAATTGGATAGTCTTGTTAGTGATGCAACTAAATCAATACTAGGGGGTGGCGATGTTTGTGCGCTTGTTCCCAATCTTGAGAAAGAATCTGGGAGTACTGAACCAGCAGTGCAAAAACCTATCGCACCAAAACAAGCAGCTGTTCCTGCCGTAGCTGAACCCGCATCTGTGGTAAAACAGAACCCTGCTGTAGAGACAAAGGTTGTAGAGATAAAAACAAAGACGGAATCTTATGTGGTTACTAAAACTCCACCAACAGAAGATAAGGGTTCATATGTTGTTGCAACAGAAACAAAGAAAATATCTGTTAAAGAAACTGTTGTGACGGTGACAACAGACAATACACAATCCAATGTTGCATCTCCAAAGTCAACTGGTTTTGTGCGTAAAATTGATTCTAAAACAGAAAGGTTAAAAATTGATCAATTAGAAATTTCTGGAGAATCAATAATAATTAAAAATTTAAAACATCATCCTTCTCGTATTCGGCGTGTAATAATTCATCCGACTGACGCTGATATCAGTGCTCTTGGTATTCTTGTAGAACCAGAAAGTGATTTAATTCTAGGGGATCAGGTTGAAGCTAGTCTTGTGGGAGCTATTATCAGTGCTTGGGAAAAAGAAAAAAGACCACCATACTATGAAAGTAGGTATGGACCACATATGATAGAAATTGTAGATGGGGGTTTGGATTCTGCTGGGTTCTCACCAACTATTGGTCTGGATGGTAGTGTTAGAATTGTAAGCCCAGATGCTATACCCAAATCAAATCACCCCGGCAATGTTAAAGCTGTAGCAACATACACGATGAAGGACTTGGCGAAAGGTGGTGTTATTAAGGAGAATATACACGCTCAATCTGGCATTGGTTTCTTTAGAAATCGAAGTGGAGGATTGAGCACCGGCAGAAGATTTAACAAAAAGTTCAAAGGGTATGCTTTGATGATTACTTATGATTATCTTATCAATTATGATCCTGACGTAAAGACATAAATACAAACATACATAAAGGAGTTATATTATGGGAAAGAAAAAATCAAGGGCAACAGAGACGTCTAAAGGTGAACGGCGTAGCGTCAGCAAGTCTGTGACTAAATCACTTCGTAGAGATTATATTGAGTTTAAACATATTGAAAGAATGAGTAATCAGATTGCTGCATTTAAGAAGGGTAAGAACGTCATGGTGACTATTCTTAACCCAAATACAAATGAAACCAACAAACGATTCATTCGTGTAAGTGCAAAGGACATTTGGAAGTCTAATAATAAATTTATGATGAAACAAAACACATCAGAGAGTGTATAAATAATACTAAAGAGGAATACACATGGGTGCTAAAGATGCATATGCTGACGGTACATATCAAGGTGAAAACCGTGCAGCTCAACTGTATTCTGATATTGATTTATTCTTTGGTCCTAAAATTGGGTCAAAGGATGTTAATAAGGTAACTAATTTTACGGCAGTCAAGCGATCTGTAAGAAATCTTATACTGACAAATTTCTACGAAAAACCCTTTCACCCAGAGATTGGTTCTGGTGTAAGAGATATTCTATTTGAACCTATGACGCCAATCACTGCATATGTTCTAACTATGAAGATCGAAGAGGTGATTGAGAACTTTGAACCAAGGGCTAGACTCGTTGGAGTTCGAGCTCAACCTAATCTTGACAACAATGCATATAATGTTACTATTGAGTTTTATGTTGTTAACGCCCCAACAGAACTTGTGAATATGGAAGTTCTATTAGAGAGATTACGATAATGGCAGCGACTAGAAAAAGACTCAGTGTAACAGAATTTGACTTTGATGAGGTTAAAGACAACCTAAAAGTCTTCATGCGAAATCAATCAGAGTTCAAGGACTATGACTTCGAAGGTTCTGGTCTTTCTGCTCTTCTGGATGTGCTTGCATACAATACGCATTACCTTGGTTTCAATGCGAACATGCTTGCAAACGAGATGTTCCTTGATTCCTCTCAGTTGAGGTCAAGTGTGGTTTCACACGCAAAGACTTTGGGATACACCACTCGTTCTGCTGCAGCTGCAAAAGCAACTGTTGATGTTTTTTTGAATACATCTAATGCTAGTGCAACCATCCCAGCTGGTACAGTCTTCACATCTAGTGTTGGTGATACATCTTATCAGTTCGTAACTATATCGGATGTTACTGCGTCTCTTAGTGGTTCTACTATTACATTTGATGGCGTAGTTATATATGAGGGTAGTTATGTTTCAAGTAGATACACTGCTGACACTCAAAATGTTGAACAGAGATTTCTTATTAACAATGATAGAGCAGATACAACAACTCTCACGGTTAATGTACAAAACTCTGCATCAGATACTATAACATCTTCATATACTCTAGCAACAGATATTGCTGGACTAACCTCTACCTCAAATGTTTATTTCTTGCAAGAAGTAGAGGATGGTAAATATGAAATATATTTTGGTGACGGTATTCTAGGCAATGCGATTGAGGATGGTAATATTGTTATAATGAATTATGTTATTACCAATAAGGGTGTTGCAAATAGTGCAGCAGTCTTTGTTAGTTCCGCTGCAATCGATACTGTCAACAGTGTTAATGTTCTAACAGTGTCTCCAGCAGCTGGTGGTTCAGAACCAGAATCTATAGAGTCTATAAAATATAATGCACCCCTAGACTATGCGTCACAGGGACGATGTGTTACGACAGAAGATTACAAAACTTATGTTAAACAACTCTTTGCAAATACTCAAGCGGTTTCTGTTTGGGGTGGTGAGGATGGTTCATTTAATGATGTTACTGGTGTGTCAGAAGTTGCAGAGTATGGTAAGGTATTCATTAGTGTCAAATCAACAACCGGATTGAATCTGAATGAGATTCAGAAATCACAGTTAGTTACAGCACTGGCTCCATACACTGTTGCGTCAATTACTCCTGTAATCGTAGACCCATCAATTTTAAATATTATCCTTAACGTCAATTTTAAATTTGATAGCAATGCAACAACAAGTAGTAAAGAGTCGTTGGAATCAATTGTATCCTCTACTATCGCTAGTTACAATAATGATTACCTGAAAGTATTCAATTCTGTTTTTAGACATTCACAATTTACTTCTCTGGTTGATGACAGTGATACTTCAATATTGAGCAATATTACTACACTATCTATTGCTTCACTACATACACCAAGTACATCTGGTTCCTTTTCCTTCACTGTTCCTTTTGGAAACACACTGTACAATCCTCACTCTGGTCACAATTCTAATTCAGGTGGTATCATTGCATCAACGGGTTTCTTTATACAAGGTAATGCAAACGAGATGTTCTTTGATGATGATGGTGCTGGGAACCTTCGCATTTACTATTTGGTTGATGGTATACGAACATATCATAGTTCTGCAGCTGGATCAGTAAATTATATATCCGGTTTAGTTTCAGTCAATCCAATTTATATAACAACTGTATCTAATGTTGATAATAGTATATCCTCTGCTATACGGTTAACTGCAACACCAGCTTCCAGTGATATCTTGGGTAAGAGAAATCAGATTATTGAAATTGATATTGTTAATACATTAATCTCTGGAGGACAAGATACGATTGCAGTCAATAGTGCAGGGGGTTCAACGGGTTACGTTACAACAACTAATTATGTCTCCCCGTCGAG